CTGCATTCTCGAATCGGCAGCAAAAATACCGGGCTTGAAGAAGATCCGAATTACGTTCCCGTTAATCCGAAGTTGGATGGTGTAAATGGACTTGACTCGCTTATGAATGCATTCAAGGGAAAAATTGATTTGAATATCAATGATCCTGGCGGAAATGTAGGAAGTGTGGACTCAACGTCGAATATTATACCGAAAGTATCAAATACAAATTCGTTTCAATAATGGATCTGAAAGTCGTAGAAACTGGTGATGGCGGAGATATCGTCAAGATCGACAAGGATCTCGTTGTGATCGATGGTTTTGAGAACCATGTGTTCTTGGGATTGTACGGAGGTAACGTTGAGCAGAGCACGCCAGATGTGCGGGATGCTTCCGATCAGGCATTCGACTATTGGGCGAACAATCTCTTTATGCCAGGAGATAAAAGTCTTCAGTTTAATTCCCAGACGGAAAGGATCTTAATGACTACTCCGCTTACTAGCTCGGGCCGAGTGATTATCCAGCAGGCAGTGGAAAACGATCTGGCATTCATGAAGGAATTTGCTGAATTGTCGATCGTGGTTCAGATCGTGAGAATTGATACTGTTTTAATAGCGGTGAAGATAGATCAGCCGGATAACCTTCAGTCTAGTGCTTTTGTGTTTATCTGGGATGCTACACGCAGGGAGTTGTTTCAGGACGAAATTAATGCCACTGTTAAGAAGCCTATAACGGTAAAATATTTTGATTTTTCATTTGACTTCTCTTTCGAATAATGGTAACGATACCTACACTCACACAGCTTTACACCAGGGTACTGGCGGATATTCAGACTTCATACGGAAGTACAGTCCCATTATTTGGGAAAAACTTTCTGAGAGCTATTGCGGCGTATCAGGCCGGGAAGTTGAAGTTGATGTATTTGGCTCTGGCAAATATTCAAAAGAATCTTGGGCCGGATACAGCTGACGCCGAGGAACAAGGCGGAACACTTCAGCGATACGGAAGATTGAAGCTAGGCCGCAACCCATCGCCAGCAACGGCCGGTCAATATCAAATACAGGTTACCGGATTGGTTGGCGCGCAGATCAAGGCCTCACAGACTTTCAAAAGCAATGACGATGCTCTGAATCCTGGGCAACTGTTTATTCTGGATAATACCTATACTTTGGTGTCGACTACGGATTCGATAATCGTCAGGGCTCTAAAGCCAGGACTTGACAGTAAGCTTCAGATAGGTGACGGGTTGACATCTACGTCTCCACTTACAAATGTCAATTCAGATGCGACGGTATTGGCCGAAACAGTCCAGCCGTTGGCGGCTGAGGATATAGAGACTTATCGTCAGCAAACAATTGCGGCGTATAGACTCGAACCGCAAGGGGGAGCTCCTGCAGATTATCGCCTATGGTCACAGGACGCGCAGGGTGTTCAGAATTCATATGCCTTTGCGAAGACCGGTTTTACGAGTGAAGTTAATCTCTATGTGGAGGCTACAACAGCTGATTCAACTGATGGGAAGGGTACACCATCAGCATTTTTGTTGAATTCAGTTAAATCGGTTGTTGATTTTGATCCAGATACGACGAAATCATTGGCTGATCGCGGAAGACGGCCTGTAACTGCAATTGTTAATTATTTACCTGTTTCTCCGAAAAATATTGATATCCAGATTCAAGGGTTCGTGGGATTGACCGTGGACACTCAGAATGCTATTCTGGCTGCAATGAAAATATATCTCGACAATGTTCGTCCATTTGTCGCCGGCGCCGATGTGCTTGCTGACAAGAACGACATCTTCGGGATAAATCAAATCATTGCCATCATTTTGACTGTGAAGCCTGGAAGTATTTTTGGCACGATAACACTTAATGTGGCTGGATCTCCGACGACATCGTTCACTTTCACGAATGGAGATATACCTTATTTGAATAGCATAACCTACGTTTAATGAAGCCGATCAGTGACCAATTAAAAGCATTATCAAAACAGTTGTTGCCAACTGGCAGGGCTTTCTGGGCGAAGGTTGGTGGTGATTTCGATAAGTTGATAAGTGCATTGAACGCGAGTGATGTTCAGCTATACAACGACTCGGTGTCCACGATTAATAGTGCGATTCCTGATAATGATCAGTTTTCTGAGGATGATGCGACTGCATGGGAGATAAGGCTGGGGATGATCACAAATCCGGCTGTTCCGCTGGCGGACCGTAAATCTGCTATCATAAGGAAAATGAATCACCCGGGAACACAGAAGGCTCGTCAAAACTACCTGTACATCCAGGGACAGCTTCAGAAGGCTGGATTCAGTGTGTACGTTTATGAAAATATTTTCCCTGATGGAATGGGAGGGTATACAACAAAGTCTCCGGATGTTTTCTCGCTGCTCCCGTTCCCTCGGGCAGATGTTCAGTATGGGCAACCTCAATTCGGGGATTTCCAATATGGCGGCGGGTATAGTAACAAAGTTGTGAACTCTATTCTTCAGTCAGCTGATGACGCATTTGACCTTGGATCGGATTTAAAGGCCACCTTCTTTATTGGTGGTAATCCAGCTGGAACCTGGGCGAATGTGGATAAAAACAGAGAGCAGGAATTCAGACAATTGATTTTAAAATTAAAGCCGACTCAAACGGCTGCGTTTCTTCTAATTAACTACGTGTAATATGGCAAGAGGTCTTCAGAACTACCAAAACAGAACAACTCCTGATTCGGACTATCCGAACGGCCGGATAAAGGACAATGACGGCACAGGCAACGGAACTCCGGTGAATCAGTACACCAATGATGATCTTCATCAGTTTTTGGCAAAGATGTTGAGAAGGGGGGGCATTACGCCGAATGGACTTCCGGAGAATGAATATTCAGGTCATCAGTATCATCAGGCTCTTGATAATATTATAAAAACACCACCGAGTTGGATAACAATTCCATTGATAAATGGTTGGGCGGTGAATGGTTCAGCGACGCTGCGTTACAGGATTACGAGAACAGGCAAAATCGAAATAATGGGGCAGTTGGATGCGTCAAGTGCTACCAATTCTCAGATATGTAACACCGGAGTTATGCCTCACGGCAGCTATAATATTCAACTTACTGCATCGAGATTGCATGTAAGCACGCTGGCTCAGGAGGGTTGTGTTATTTCAGTTCAGACCAATGGATCGTTGGTTTGTTCGGAGAGGACTAATGCTGTGACTGTGTTCCTTGATGGACTATCTTATAGCGCTGATGTATAGTTCCTGGATTGATTTGCAGTTGTACTGAATCGTATGGATCTGGAGTTTTATTTGTTGATGGGTTGAATAGCTCCTCGATGTAGTAATCTGACAAATTAAGAATGTATCCAGTTGATAACATCAGGCTTTTGAATCTGCCATTGATCATTGAGTCATCGTGTGATCTATGGAGAATGAAGTGCCCGAGCTCATGGTAGACCAATTCTTTGGAGTTGGTATGCCAGCAAAATGATGCTGTATCAATGTAGACTGTGTTAATGTCGTTTTTGGTCAGCCCGCAGTAATTTAAAGAAGACAGTGATTTTATCGTAAGCGTTAATGTGTTTGGTGAGACCACAATTCCATATTTTGAGGCATCGGTTACAAAAGAGTCGTATAAAGGTTTTAATTCAGGATCGATGTAAATGTGCTTTTGATCGCTGAAATCGGAGCAAGATGAGGATATGACGATCGCTAAAATGAATAATGGAATTGCTTTCATAGTATTGTCTATACGATAAAATTAGTATTAAGTTTTTAAAAATTCAATACACATGGCTAGGTTCGTGTTAAATGTGGACTTTAAGGATGTGGTAAAGTTTACCGCAAAACTGGAGAAAATGCGCACTTCTGCGCTGCCAAACGCGATTCGTGGGACTCTGAATGATGCGGCATTTGATGTGAAAACAAAAACAATGCTGGAGCAATCGAAGTCAAAATTCATCAACAGATCCCCTAATTTCTTCCGAGCCAATAGTAAAGTTGTTAAGGCTGTAGGGTTCCAGGTATCCACCATGCGGGCTACAGTTGGATTTACGGAAGGCAGTCTCCGAGGTGATCATAACTTCTCCGTCCGGGATCTTGAACAACAGGAAAAATCCGGTGACATTAAGGGTAAATCATTCATCCCGATGGACACTGCCCGTCAGGGTAACAGCTATACCAACTTGGTAAAGCCCGCCAATCGGATAACCAGAATCACCAACATCATCGATGCTCGGAAGATGCCGAAGGGGACAA